TTATTAAGATTAATTGATATACAGAATGGAATAAAAACAATTAAGGGAGATTGGGAATGAAAAGAAAACTGACTAAAGAAGAAAAGAGATTAACTGAAAGAGGAATTGAAATTAGGAAGAAGAAACTGCAAGATTATAAAAGAGAATCAGAATATCTTGAGGCCTTCAGTGCATTCAATGAAGAGTTCAAAGATTATCTTGAGGACAAGGCAAAAAGAGAAAAGGAACAAAAGATTAAATTAATAGAGCAAACCAAGAAGTCATTAAAAGAATTAATTAATGTTGAAAATAATGCGATTAATGAAATGAACAAGCAATTGACTGAAGGCGTGAAAATTAAAAAGAAACCAACAGGTGTGGGATAAAATGAGCTTGAGTGATTGGATAATGGAGATTCCTAAAGGACTGACCTGTGCTTGTGGAGAATGCGATTTGTCCAATATAAGAACAAAAAATGTCAAAGAGTTTATTAAGAAAGCCAATAAGATTATTGATGATGAATTTTTAGAGGTAGAGAAAGTCTCTAATGCAAAGATAGCCCAATCTTTTTATATATTCAAACAACAAATTAAAAGAAAGATAAAAAAAGAAGCAGGTCCAAAATTAATTTAAATTTAAAAGGAGGTAAAAAATGGAACCAAATATTTTCAGAAAAGTAACTGACAAAGACAAACCATTCATTGATGTAGATCTGAACAGACCAAAAAACAAGAAGACTTCACATGAAAAGTTTCAAGAAGAGTTAGTCAAACATGAGCAAGCAGCAACAAAAAAAGGATTGCCTTTTGCACGACATGCAGCAGTAGATGACTTCAAACAAGGAATTGAGAGACAAATATCTGCACAATTAAAGAAATATGGAAAAGTAGAACATCCAGAAAAGTTGAAAGTGCCTGAAATTGACTGGGCTAAATATTCTGATTTAAAGAACTTTGAATTAGTCAATACAAAAGAGAGGCCAGACACAAATTTAACCAATAAGAATCCAGGATTGAGTGTAAGAATGATTACAAAGACATATGAATTTAAAGGATGGGGCAATAAATATATTGTAATGGAATCAGGTCCTGATGCTATTCAAAGAGCGGTGAAAGAAAGAGCTAAATTAGATAAGGCTATTTCAAAAGACCTGGACAAGCCAGAAGATACACCTAATACTCAGTGAGTGAGGGATTAATTAACCCAAGAACCTCTGGTCAATTTGCTAAGTTTCTATGATCAGTCATGGAAAACCAGAGGACTTATAATCATGGACATCTGCAAGACAGAGATAAAGAAGAACATAGTTCTAGTTGATACAGGAGGCAAACTGACTCAGCCATTAGCCAGATTAAACAGGCAATGCAATTTCAAGAAAGTCTGGGATGAGACATACAATGCCTGGAATGAGGAAGAGATTAAAGAAGAAGAAAGATTAAGAAAGAAAAAATATCAAAAATCAAACAATGAAATCAATAAGAAGAGATACCATAATGATCCTGAGTTTAGGAAAAAGGCAAAAGAAAGAAACAAAAAATGGGTAAAGGATAATAGAGAAAAATTTCTTAAAAGCCAACGAGATTATTACTATAAAAATCGTGATAAGATAAATGCAAAAAGAAGAGAAAAAGCAAGGAAAAGAAGAGATGAAAAGTCAAAAAATAAAGAGTAAAGCATTGAGATTGTACATAACTAATGTGCCTATCTATAGGATAGCCAAGCAATTAAAGTTAGCTAAAGATACTGTTTATTCATGGAAAGATAAAGGTAATTGGGATAAATTAAAGGCAGACGAATTAACTAAACAAGGAAAAAACTCTACTGAAGAGATTATTAAAGACCAAAAAGAAATAGTAACATTAGCAGCTAAAACATTACTCAAACGATTAAAAGAAGAATATCCTGATATAAAGTCTAGTGATTTAATAACACTCATTAAACACGGGCTTGAGATAGTCAGGCCAAGGCAGACAACTAACAATCTAAACTTAACTAAGAACGAGAATTTGGCAATTCAGGTAAATATTCCAAAAGAGGTAAAAGAATTATTAGATGGAATTCAATCTAACTCCAAAGCAAGCATTAGCATACCTGAAACTAATTGATAATACTACCAAGGAGATAGGCTATGGTGGTGGTGCTGGAGGCGGTAAATCTATTCTAGGATGTGGTTGGATATTAACACAAGCACAAAAATACCCTGGAACTGCTTGGTTGATTGGCAGAAAAGAATTAACTAATCTTAAAAAGACAACATTATTATCATTCTTTGAAATAGTCAAAATATTAGGTCTCAAAAATGAGGAGTTATTTACACTCAATTCTCAAACAAATATAATCACTTTTCATAATGGAAGTCTGATTTTTTTAATGGATACAGCATTTAAGCCATCTGATCCACTTAATACTAGATTTGGTAGCTTAAACCTCACAGGGGCATTTTTGGACGAATCTAATGAAAATGATAGCAGTGTGATAGAAATCATAAAAACTAGGTTAGGACGATGCAAAAATGAGGAATATGGGTTAATCCCCAAGCTACTAGAGACTTTTAATCCAGACAAAGGACATGTTTACAGAAAATACTATAAACCTTGGCGTGATAAAGAACTTCCTAAACATGTAACTTTCATTCCAGCATTAGTCACAGACAATCCTTATTTGAAAGATACTGCTTATGTAGAACAATTAAAAAATGCAGATAAAATAACCAAGGAAAGATTATTATATGGAAACTTTGAATATGATGATGATCCTGCAAAATTGTTTGAATATGAGAAGATTTTAGATATATTTACTAATGCTTATGTATTACCTTCAAAGCACCAAAATTATATAACAGGGGATATAGCAAGAAAAGGAAAAGATAAGTCTGTTATAATAGCTTGGAAAGGCTGGTATGTAGACAAGATATACATCAATCCAGTAATTAGAGAAGGTCAATTTATGAGGGCTAGGGATAATATAACTCTTGGGGATGAACTTCAAGCGGCAATTCTCCATATAGCCATAATACACAAAGTTCCAAGAAGTAATATTATATTGGATGAGGATGGTTTGGGAGGACATGCAGTAGATAATTTGAAGGGCGTCAAGGGATTCATTAATAACTCCTCCCCAATTGAAACAAAATTCTCCAAAAAGATACACAATTATGCAAACCTCAAGGCTCAATGTTATTTTCTCCTGGCAAACATAGTGAATTATGGGAAGATTGGATGTTATGATGTTCCAGAAGAAATAAAGAACCTGATTATTGCAGACTTGGAGCAGGTATCTCAAAAGGACATAGACAAGGATGGTAAGATTCAGTTGGTTGGCAAAGAGGAGATTAAAGAGAAACTAGGTCATTCCCCTGATTGTGGAGATGCATTGATGATGAGAGCATGGTTTGATTTAAAGACTTCTTACAAGCCACACATAGCATGAAATAACAATATATATAATCAATCTCAATCTATATAAGCAAATATAGACTATTTTATGTATGGGTGATGAAAAAAAGAGTGTGAAAGGTTATATTTCTGTAACAGATTTGGAGAAACAGGCTTATTTGGCTAGTCCAGAGTACTTTGAATTGCAGAAGAGGGCGAATTTGTCTCTCTTTAACCAAGCATTCAAGGGAGAGGTCTTAGACAAGTCAGTAAAATTTCCAAAAGGATTAGGAGCAGCACATCCTTTTGATTTTAACAAAGTTCAGCAAGTTCTGGAAAATATAGGAATAGTCAATGCAATAGTAGACAAGATAACTGATAAGATTATTGGTGATTTCACTATCAAAATTGATGACAAAAATTCTCAAGTATTAATTGATAGTTTCATTGACGAGTCTAATTTTCTTTCAGTAATCAGACCATGGATTAAAGAGGGAGTTGGGAAAGGAAATGGATTTATGGAACTTGATTTAAAAGACTTGAAAAATATCCAGAAGTTAAGGGTCATGAATGCTAATGGTATGTTTGTCAGACGAACCAAAAAAGGAAAAGTTCTGGGATATAATCAATTTATTGGAAATCTGAACAGAATGAACATAACCCAGACAAATGTTGTTCCATTTACTCCAAACCAAATAGTTCATTTAAAGATTAACAAGAGCCCTAATGAAGCATATGGAAGAGGGTTAGTATGGCCTAACATGAGGACAATAGAACATTATGCAGGTTCAGAATTAGATTTACATAAATTATTAAGCAGAAAGGCTGGAGCACCAATCCATGTAAAGTTAGGCCAACCAGGAGAGACAATCAATCCAAAGGATATTGATGATTTCAAGGCTGATTTACAATACATGAATAATTCTACTGAATGGGTGACAGATGGAAATACTGAAATGAACCCTATTGATTTCAAGGACATAGGCAAGAATCTTACTGATGCAGCAAACCATGATATGGAACAACTTGCAATTGGAATGCAGATACCAATGGTTTCAATGGGAATAGCAAATATTGCAGAGGGTTTAGCAGAAGAACAGGGAAGAGAATTAAAACAATTTATTCAATCTAAAAGAGTCTTGATTGAGGACATTATAGAAACACAAATACTGAGACCATTACTTAGGACAAACAAGCGTGATGGAAAAATAACATTCATATGGGACTTGCCTGGAGAAAAAGAAAAAGATGAAAGACTTAAAGTAATCAATGAGTCATTAAAAAATCCATTTATTTCTGATGTAATGAGGGCAGGCTTAGAATTAGAATATGCAACTATAATGGGGTTGGATGATTTAACTGGAATATTGATAAAGCCTAAAGATGCTAAAAAAGAACAAGAAGAGAGAGAAAGGGAAGAAGAGGAGACAGAGATAGAACAGCCCGAAGTTCCTGGAGTCAAGCCAGCTGCAAATGAATTAGCCAAAACACCTGGAATCCAAGCAAAATGCAAAGAAAAACATAAACATTCATTATGTGAATGCAATCCTCTAACTGAGGCAGAAGTTGGCAACATGTCTGTAGCTCAGTATGTTAATATCACTGAGATAGCGGGATTCAATTATTCAGATTATTTAGTAAAGATTCTGCTTAATCTAAGAACAGAGAAGTTTGAAGATTTGTTGGCTCTAACAGAAGAAGATTTGATTAGTGGTTTGCTACCCAAGAAAGATATTAACAAATTGAGGGTTATTCTAAAAGACGGATTCCGCAAGAACAAGACTATAAGAGAAATTGAAAAAGATATATCACAGGGAATTGACTTAAAAGACAGAACCAAGATAAAAGACGGCAAAAAGATAACGACTTTAGCTGCAAGTAGAAGACCAAATGCAATAGCAAGGACAGAGACAGTCAAACTGGCAAACCAGGGACTGAAAGACTTGTATATAGAAAATGAAATTAAGTCTTATAGGTATCTGGCTCCATTAAGCGAACGAACATGCCCAATATGTGAAGATCTAAATGGTCAAGTATTCTTAGTCAAAGAAGGAACTCCTGGGTTAAATATGCCTGCAATGCATGTAGATTGTCGTTGTACAATTGTAGGATTGGTGGATTAATGGAAAGTGGATTAATGCAAAGTAAAATAATGTTAATGCATATAAAAAAAGAAATAATGATAGATGGTGCTCTTATTTGGTCTAAAGGATACCGAAAAGTTGGAGTTTCTGGAAGATATGAATACAAAAATAAAAAAGTTCTTTATTTCCCTGAAAAAGTTTTTGATGTAGACAAAGATTCTGATAAAAAACAATATAAACCTGAATTTATAAATTTTTTCAAAGATGTAGGAGCTATAGAATTTATTGAAATACCTACAAGGAGCATAAGTGCAGAAATGAGATATAATGTTTTTAAAAGTCAAAATTGGAGATGTAATGTTTGTGGAGAGAAACTTAAATTTTGTAAAAATACATTATTTCCAGGACGAAGTAAAGAATATATGGGTAAAATTGAGGTAGGACAAATAGATCATATACATCCTTACAGCCAAATGGAAACTTATAAAAATGGAATAGAAAATATTAATGAACGATCTAACTTACAAGCATTGTGTAAGAAATGTAATAGAGAAAAAGGAATTAAAAAAATACATTAAAATGGAACAAATAACAGAAGCAAACAGGCCAAGATGTATTAAATGTGAACAGCCTGCAATCTGCTATATGAACAGGATGTGGATATGTGGAAATTGTCTGATTAAACTGCAGGAAAAAGTTGATAAATTAAAAAAGAAATTACTTTTGGAGGAATAGATGCCAATATTCATAGATCCTCAAACCCGCCAAAGAGTTGTTTATTCCAAGCATTGTGGCGATCTTCAATATGATTTGACTGGGGATGAAGCAATAGCACAAGAGACAGTTCCTGTTATTGGCCCTTGGAAAGATTGGACTGGTTCAGATTTAAAAGTAAACAGCAGAACTCAACAAATGTTTGCAGGAATGTCCAATCAATTGTTTGGAACAG